CCGACAGGTTAGCCCACGACAGGTTAGCCCACGACAGGTTAGCTCTCGACAGGTCAGCTCTCGACAGGTCAGCTCTCGACAGGTTAGCCCCCGACAGGTTAGCCCCCGACAGGTTAGCCCACGACAGGTTAGCCCACGACAGGTTAGCTCTCGACAGGTCAGCTCTCGACAGGTCAGCTCTCGACAGGTTAGCTCTCGAACCGTTTTCGTTTTTCAACCATTTTTGATGTTCATCGATGATTTTTTTTAGTTCGTTTTTCATGCGTTACCTCCTTATCTGATCGGCACTAAGACGATGAGGTGCTGACCTTCGTGAACGGTGCTGCCGGACAGATGATTCAAAGCTCGAATCTCGTCGATCCATTCTCTGCGATCAACGCTGTCGGGGCAGTATTTGCCGGATATCGCCCAAAGCGTGTCTCCGTCTTTCACTTGATACGTCTGTTCGTGCCATTCGATCGCGTCCATCGTGGATTGAAAAGCGTGGTTGAGCAGTAATATGCTCACGATCACGATCACAGCAGCAAGGATCAAAACCATCGTCGTGTTGTTAGCAAATAATTTAGTCATTTACGATTCTCCTTCTTCCCGATTAGGCAAATCAGCACCAACGTGGAGCAGATGATTGATGTAATGATGATGCCTGTCACGATTTGAACACCTCCTCCAAATCATTTTTGAGCCATGCGAACGTTACTTCGCGCGGATATTTCTCGCCGGTCGCCCAGTCGCGTTCTCTCACATACACGATCGGTTTCGCGATGTATTCACAAAAATGATGTTCGAGTTTCGCGCCCTCGCTGTTTTCGCATCCAGGCAGGAACAAAACAGCGTCTGCCACGTCGATCATGCCGATGTCGATTCGCATGTATTGAGCATTGGTTAAACCAGCAGGGTTTTTCGCGGGGTTGAGCGGTATGTATCCGAACGCGATCAAATCGTCTTCTGCACGTTCGAACGCTTCCCAGTATTTTTCCACGCCGGTCATCGGGCCGGCGATGTATATGATTTTTTTATCTCCCATTGTTTACACCCCCACGAGGACTTTCAATTCTTCATATACGAGCGGCATCGATTCTTCCGGAATGCCGGAAATGCTCGGCGCGTATTTGTCAACGATTGCTTTCAACTGCGGTTTTTTGCCTTGTTCGATGAGTGTGCGAGCTATGCTGCGAATGTCGGCCTCGGTGACGGTAGGTGCCGGCGATTCGATGTTTTCGATCTTTTCAGTTTTTGCTATCGTCTCGGCGAGTCGTTGCTGCACGTCGTCGAGCGATGTCGATTCAGGATCAGGTTTCGCGACTTTTGAAGCATCGATTTGAATTGCTTCCAAAGCGGCGACAAGCCGGTCCAACCTTGCGCGATCATCCGCGCAAAGTTCAATGGTGATGTTGTTCATGAGTGTTTTCCTTTCTGATTTTTGTTTTTTCGGTTGCAACGATCAGATCGATCGCTGCTTGTTTGATTTCGCGCATGCGTTTTTCCCTCTCCTCCGCGGTGAGTTCGGGGCGCGAGACTCGAACGATGTTCATGTGTTACCTCCTGATGATATGCGGAGTTGTAATTTTTGCGATGTTGTTCTACATTTTAGAACTTCAAAACAAAAAAATATAGATGGATTTGTTCGGGCGGTATGTCGAGCAAATCCTCATCGCAAACGCGAATGACATCATCAGGCGGCCATTTGGTTTTGTTTTTCAAACGGCTGCTCAACGCGCTGCGATTGATGTGAGCGACTTCAGCAAATTTTGACAACGTGCCAAATTTTTCAATGATTCGGCCTTTCAGTTTGCTGAAGTCGAAGACGATTGTCTTGTCTTTCACGATTGTGCCTCCTTTCTTCGTTTTTGAATCTGAAACAAGTTCAACTTTCTTGAACACGTCAACATTATAAGACGCGGATTTTCATTTGTCAACTAGTTTTTTCAAAAAAGCGGAACTTTTATTGAAATGTTCCACTTTTTGTGTTATAATAACATCAGGAGGTGATATAAATGAAAAAAGGTACTTTACCCGAACGGCTCGCGATCGCGATGGAAAGACGCGGAATGCGCGCGGTTGATGTTGTTGAAAGAACGAATATTCCGAAAGGCACGCTCAGCTATTACATGTCAGGCAAATCCAAACCAAAGTCTGATCGGTTGTACATTCTCGCTCAATTATTAGATGTAAACGAAGCATGGCTCCTCGGATACGATGTCCCGATGGAACGCACTGCAGACCAAAAAAAGAACGACCAACTCGCAAAGTTGATCGTTAGAATGAGAACTGATATTGATTTTTATGAGACTGTCGCGGCTCTCGCCGAACTCAATGAAAGTCAGTACCGGGGCATTAAACAGTTAATAACCGCTTTCAATGAGTAGTTTCAAAATTAAATCCAGAAGGTGCTCATCGGCGCACGTTTGCAAGCGTTCGATGATTTGTCTGATGGTTTGTTCTTGTTGCATAATATGCCCTCCTTCGAACGTGTGTTCCATAACAGATTATAGCACATCGACCGCGTCGAAAAGAGTCACAGTTTGACAGATTTGTGAAAAAAGTTCATAAGAGAGGTGGAAAACCATGTACGTACTACCGGATTTAAAAGGAAAAGAAATTATTTTGTATCTGCGAAAATCACGTGCTGACGATCCTTTGATGACCGTGGACGAAATTCTTGCCAAGCACGAAGAATTGATCATCGATTGGATGAAGGTGGCGCTCCCGAACACAGACCCGATCCCGACAGAAAATATTTTTCGCGAAGTCGTATCAGGAGAGACGCTGAAAGGTCGTCCACGCATGATGGAACTGCTGCGAAAAGTTGAATCGCCTGAAATCAAAGCCATCGTTTGCAAAGAACCAAGCCGGCTGTCTCGCGGCGATTTGCAAGATATCGGTTATTTGGTGAAAGTCCTTCGCTATACAGGCACTGTCGTGCTCACGCCGCGCGGATGTTACGATTTGCGCGACGATCGTGATCGCGAACAATTCGAACGTGAATTGATGCGCGGTAATGATTACTTAGAATACCAAAAGAAAATCATGTTTGACGGCAAACTGTTAGCCGTAAAAAGCGGGCAATATATAGGATCGATTCCTCCATACGGCTACAAAAAAACTTCATATAAAGATAAAAACACAAATCGAACATGCAAAACACTCGAACCGCATCCGGACGAAGCACCGATCGTCAAACGCGTCTTCGAACTATACGCTCAAGGCCTCGGCGCGATCAGAATCTGCGATATATTGGATGCGAAATACGGTCGTCCAATGAACGGCGTTAAATGGGCACCAAATTCGATCGCTGAGATTTTGCAAAATCCGCACTACATCGGGAAAGTGCGCTGGAATTATCGTCGTTTCGAAAACACGGTGAAAGACGGCGAAATCAAAAGGCGACGTGTGACTGCCGAAGATTGCTTGATCTTCGAAGGATTGCATCCGGCGCTCATACCGATCGAACTTTGGGATAAAGTACAAGCGATGCGCGGAAACATACCGCGAGCACCGAAAAAATCAGGATTGAAAAACCCCTTGTCTGGTGTCATTCGATGCTCGTGCGGAAAAACCATGACATATAAACAACCAAAAATAAAAGGCGGGTATATCGGACGCCCGCGATTATTGTGCGCCGACGCACGCTGTAAAGAAAACGGATCAGCGATTTTGAGCGAAATCGTTGACGAAGTGATCAACGTGTTGCAAGAATGCATCGACGATTTTGAAATTCGCATCGAAGCCGGCGTTGACGACAGCGCAGAAGTTCACATGCAATTGATCGAGCGATTGGAAAAACGACTCGAACAATTGCGTGAGTTGGAAACTAAACAATGGGATGAAAAAATCAAAGGCGAAATCCCGCAGCACGTATTCGAAAAACTGAACGCGAACACCGTCGCGGAAATCGCCGAAATCAATCAAGCGTTATGTGAAGCAAAAAACGCCACGCCCGTCCACGTCGATTTGCATGAACAACTAATTACCTTCCACGCGGCATTGAACGCGCTCAAAGACCCAGACGCGCCCGTCGAAGAACAGAACAAACTCGTGAGGGCTTGTATAGAGCGGATCGTATATCGTCGACCCAACCTCGGCACGGGCAAGAAAAAGAATCAACCGCCCTTCGATCTCGATTTCACTCTCCGCGTTTAATTTTGTCTTATATGTCTGACATCTACATGCTATTTCGATTGCATGTATATGTAGGACATAATAAAAAAGAGCATAAAAAAAGCCCCCGGAAGGCCTGAACCTTTCGGGGGTTTTTGCGTTTACTCTTTAAGTTCGGGAAGTCCTGCCACGCTGGTGAGCAAAGACAGGATACCGGCAAGCGCTGACGCACTGCCGACCAGCACCCAGTCCACCGCACCCATCAATGTCGCGGTGCCAATTGTCGCGATGGCTGTTTGTGCCACGGTTTTGAGTGCTCGCGCTCCTGCGGCTTTGATCCACTTGATTGCTTTTTCTTTTGTCATCGTTTTTTCCTCCTTATCGGTTTATAAGATGATTTTGCAGTTCGGTCTTTGCGTCCTGCATTTGCTTGATATTGTTGCCGTCGATGCCGTGCTCCAGCAAGGCGATGAGAGCTCGCTGTGTGACGCGCGCCCCCTCGTCGATGGCGTTCAGGTGGTTGTTGTCATTGAGCAACTTTCGGTCAACGTCGCGCTTCCACTCCTCCAAAGCGTCGAGGCGCTTGTTTTGCTGCTCGTTCGGTGCTTTTGCAGTTTTGACCGCTTTGACGATCTTCTCCGCTGCGTTCGAGAGCAATACAATAGCCGAGGCCGCTGCCAGCACCGCTGTGAGAATCGCTCCGGGTGTCAAACTTTCCATTTTGATGTTTCTCCTTATGTCGTTATGATGGCATCAAATCCTGCCCGCTTGAGTCGGGCAACCTCTGCCTCTGCGTTCTTTTTGTCCTTGTAGGCTCCCACTTGTACCTTGTAAAGCGTGGACGCCTCTGCGGGCTTGTTTTCGGCCTTGTAGGCGATGCCCAGCGTTTTCAATATTCCGCGGGCGATAGCCTCTCCCATTTTTACGCGCTCCGGTTCAGTGTCGATCAGCGCGATGTCGCTGCTGTCAACGAAGGCGCACTCAACGATCACGGCGGGCGCTTTGGTGTTTCGGATGAAGGCGTAGTAGTCACGCCCGGAAGCATTGAGGCGCGTTTTAGCGCCTCGGGACTTTTGGCCCAGCTTCGCGATCTCTGCCATAATATTCACCGCGGCGGTCTTGCCGATGCCTCCCACTTTGCTGTAAAAGGTTTCAGCCCCGTCTCCTCCTCCGGCGTTGTTGTGAATATCCACGGCCAGGTCAGGCGCGAAGCTGTTACACTCCGCGACCTCCTGCTCCACCGGGTCGTTCTCGTCTTTCGTCCTGCTGAGGCGAATGGAGACGCCGTGGCGCTCCAGCTCAGCCCCGCAGGCCTTCGCGATTGATAGGTTGAGAGACTTCTCCAGCAGGCCGCCCTTGCCGACGGCTCCGCTGTCTGTGCCTCCGTGTCCTGCTCCGATAAATACCTTTTTCAAGGTGATCAGCTCCTCGTTGTCTTGTTACCCGATAAGGGCTAAAAGTTTAATAAGTTGATCTTCGGTAATAATCGTATTTCCGATTTTTATAGCTCCGTATATTTGAACTGTGCCGTTTTTGTTTACCTCAAACACATTACTTCTCGCGTTATCACTTGTGCCGTTTCCAATCACAAGCAACTTTCCGCTATTATAATTGCTTTGTTCGTTATAAGTGCCAATAGTGACAGTATTAGGGTTGTTTGATTTCAACCCCACGCCGAACATATAATTGAAGTTTACTCCCCCAACATTGCAGTTTTCACCAACAACGGCGCTTGAATTTCCGCCGTTAAGGTTGTTATTTCTGCCGCCAATAAGCGAAAAGTTTGCACAAGCACCGTTCGCTACATTGTTTTCTCTGCCAAAAATAAGATTTTGATGCCCGATGCCGCCGACACCGTTTTTATTGTTGTCTTTGCCAAACACCGCATTTCCGCTGCCTTTGACGATGTTTCCGTTTCCGTTAACTGTGTTGCCGTGACCGCCGATACTTTCGTTTCCAGTTGCGTGTACCTCGTTATGATAGCCAAATACCACATTATAGCCGTCTTGGTCGAAGATCTTGCAACCTTCGCCGACAAGTACCGACACGGGGCAGATGTTAAGGTTATCTTTGCCGCCCATTAACATATTATCGCTTGAATAAATAAACTCGTCGGACTCGCTTTTTGCCGTATGATTATTAGTTCCAAATACGATATTTCCGCCAAATTCTCCGGAGTTTCTGTTGTATTTGCCTACAGTAAACGACCAGCTTGCTTTTGATTTATTTTCTTCACCGCCCACCAGCGAATGGGAGCCTTCTGCCGTATTGTCCTTTCCCGTAACAAATGCATAATTTGCTTTTGCGTAGTTATTGCCACCAAATGCCGCAGAGCTTATGCCTTCTGCTCTATTGCTTGGGTTTATAGACCCATCAATGTCTATTTGTTTTAAAGATCGTGCGCCCTCGCCGTCAACGATATTGTTTGCGCCGCCGCCCTCTCCGGGATCACCCTTGTCGCCTTTGTCACCTTTATCGCCCTTTTCGCCCTGTATGCCTTGTATACCTTGAGCGCCCGTGTCACCTTTTTCGCCTTTGTCGCCTCTGTCGCCTTTTTCGCCTTTGAGCGATGCTTTTTGCTCGGCGGTCAGCTTGTCAAAGCTCACGGTTCCGTCGGCACCGGGATCGCCTTTGGGACCTCTCAGCCCTGCGAGCAGGATCTCTTTTCCGTTAAAAGTTGCCATGCTTTGCCTCCTTTATAAATCCATTATTTTATAAGCGCTGTAACCTGTAAGCGTAGATGAAGCTTGTGGGTTAAAGCGTAAACGATACCCAAATTCAGTATTTTCATAGGCTGAGACGTAAGTATTACCGACGTATGAACCATACGCTGGCTCGGTGAGATATGGTATAGCTATAACGTCCGTTACAAAGCTTTCCGAGTTTTCAGTTTGTGAATGACCAATAAGTAAATACACGCCATACTCAGCAATGATAAATCCATCTGCTCGCACATCATACTGAGCGGACTTACACCCCGCTAACTTGTTTGCGCTGTCGGCCGTATCTACGTTATCTGCTCTTGTGGCGTGGTCTGCTTCCGTTGCGCTCTCTGCTTTTGTGGCGTTGTGTGCACGTGTTGCGGTGGCGTTTAATGCACCGACGACTGTTAAATTGCCGTCGATCGTGCCTCCGCTTTTTTTCAAATAATCATCTTCTACTTTGCTGTTTAAGGTAGTTAGATCTTCGCGAAGGCCTGCGATGAATAGATCTAAGCGATATAAATCGTCGGACTTTATTGTTGAGACTTCTCCGCCTATATGGCCTAATTCTATTTCAATAGCGACTATATCTTCTTTAATGGCGGCTATTTCTTCAGCTGCATTAAATGTTTCATTTGTGTCTTCAATTGTTTCGACTCTTTCTTTAATAGCAGCTATTTCTGTTTCAATAGCGACTAATTCTGCTTCATTGGTGGTTATATCTTCTTTAATAGCGGCTGTCTCTACTTCAATAGCGGCTATTCCTTCTTTCAAGTCCTCGACATCTTTTATCGTCGTGGATACATCCTCCAAAGCCTTAGCTGCGTCTTCGCTCGTTTTTATAACTTCCTCCAGCGTGGGGTCGTCCTCCAGCAGATAAAGCGTGTCGGGCTTGACTTCGCCCTTCTTGGTGAGCTCCTGGAACTCCTCCATGCTGCGCACCTCGATGGGCAGGCTGGACGTGGAATAAAGGCGATCCCACCACGTCTGGAGGATGTCGCTGTATTCTTCAATAATGAGAGGCGCGTTGTCAAAGCCATCGGATACTCGAATGCTGGTGTTCGGTGCAGTGCTCCAGCGGTACTGGACTTTGTCACCGTCCAAGCACTCGAAAGTCACACCGAAGCTGAGCGAACCGGCATAAACTGTGGCCGTCCCAGCGACCAACCAGGAGAACACGACCACGTTCTCGTCATCGGGATCGATGTGAAGGTCGTCCACTTCGTAGCAGTCCGCGGACTGCTCCTTTGTGATTTGATCGATGTTGATATAGTGGACTCGCACGCGATTGCAAAGCGACATATCATGCTTATCAATCAAGCGGGGAAGCGAAAAGGAGAAGCGTTCGGAATTGTGATCGCCCTTCACCAAAGTGAACTTCTGCGATGTCTCGTTTATAATCGCCCGCGTGATTGGATCAATGCTGCAACGCGGGTCGGTGTCGTGTATTTTGTCTTTGTGATTTTGTGCCATGCTCGTTTTTCCTTTCTTCAAAAATTATGCTGTGCGTCGCCAAATTGACACCTGAATATAAGGTGGCATGTTGTTATGAGCCGCTCCGCCTCCGGTCTCCACGCTATCGTAAGCCATGGCGCTACCACCGGAAGCCAGCCAAGCGTGAGTCTTTGTAGCGTCGCCGCTGTTGGTGTAAGTTGAGCCGTGAGTATGTACCGGCAGCTCGTTCACGGTCAGCTTGTGCTCCCTTTCTCCTCCGGTCTGACCAATAGTGTCTCCCGCTTGAGAAGCCCATAAGAATCCACCGGTCAAACGCACCCATGTGCCGCCAAAAAGCGTGGTCGGGTTGATATGACTGTATGAGATATAAATGCTTCCCACAGGGTACGCGATCAGAGCATCGGATTGCCAAGATCCCCACGCATTAGCTGAACCGGCAATGCGAGTCCAGCGTGTCCTGCCTTCATAGGCGACTTGCCTCGGCAAACCTCCCGATGCGTCCTTCCAAGGAATGATGGTCTGAACTGGCCCGTAAGTAGAAGACGGAGCCGTGAAGCCGATTGCCTCCAACTCTTTGAACTCCCAAACGGTCCCGCGACCATACGTCGTCATGTACCACTCGGGAATTTCGTTAGTAGAACGATTGTCGATCATGCCGTGAGCTCCATATAAAGCGCGTCCGTTGAGGTATATATCACCTCCGACGTCCACGGCTCCGGGTCTTTCTGCGACTTTAAGCATGCCGATGCTGGTGCCATCCGCTCCCCAGTTCATCAACGTGAATGCCGTTGACGCGCTGGTGATTCTTGTCGTGGTTCCGTGTCGGTCAGTTGCTGTCACTTCCACATCGTAAGAACTGCCGCTGTCTGCTTCAAAGACATGATCCGCTCCGTTGATCGTGTACACATTCGCCAAATTGCTAAGCGTCACCGACGTGAAATTGCTTTCTGTGGTTTTTTTGTATCGAAGCACATAATTGGCGATGTTCTTTGAATTCAGCGAAGTAATGACTGCGCTGAAATTCGCTCTGATATACTCGCCTTGATCGTTCTCGGTTCCGTTCGCATCGCAGCGTTGAACCGTCAAAGCGGAAATGACCGGGTACGCATACGCCAACACCTTCATGGTGTAGCTTGCCGATCCGGTTCTGCCGCGTTTGTCTTTGAGCGTCACCGTGATCAGGGAGTCGCCCGATGTTTTCAACGCTCCGGTGGTCGCCGTCGCAGTTGAATAAATCGCGCCGTTGGCTTTGACCGTATATGAGACGATCGGAGAGCTATAAGCCAGCGATGAGTTTACTGTGATTTTAATCTTGGAGAGCCCTTGTACCGGCGACCCATAAATGTCATCGGCGCCTGTGATGTCCTCCAACGTCAAGGAGCAAGAAGGTTTCACGCTGGCAGGGACTGTGACCGTGAAGCCGGTGTACTTGGTGCCGACCAAAGTACTGCCGTTGTATGTGTCCACGTAAATACGTCCTGATGCGCTTGTCGCGGCCGGGATGTCGTTCATAAAAGATAACGGGACCGCCCAAGTCGTGCCTGTCGTCACGCCGGTGGCGATGGTTCCGGTCCGATCGCCGTAAGCATAGCGCACTGTGTGAGTGAATGCGTCAGATTTTCGATTCATGTGAATTGAAAAAGTCTCTCCGAAATCGCCCACGTTTCCAGTGGTCTCGGGCCAAGTTACCAACGAAGGCTGCGACGCTCTGGGAATGGTATTTAAAGTACCACTGCCGCTGCCGGAAATTGTGCCGATCCAGCCGTTGAACGTGATGTCGAACTGCTGGCTGAATGAATAACTAAAAGACTTGGTGCCGTCGTCTGCGTGCGTGATGGTCGTCGTGCCGCTTGCCAAGGTCTTGGTGTTGTTATTGCTGATGCCCACGGTGTTGGTGCCATTGTACTTGGTGCCGTTGACCGTGACCGACCAGGTCTTGGACGCGCTGGAACTGATGGCGCCGTCGCTGGTTGCGATCAGCTGCAACGTCCAGCTGATGATGGTCGTGTTATTGGCGACGCTTTGGCTTTTCTGGGACCAGCTGAACTTCAACGTGTCCCAGGATGTCACCGCGACGCTTTTGCTTCCGCTTGTTGCCATGTTTTATCCTCCCACCTTCAAGAATGACAGCGACCCATTGGAGCGTGGCACAAAAGCAAAGTTACCGAACTGTGCCCGCTCGTTCACCTCCACCACGATATTGCCCGTGTGGAAGTCCACGCCGTCCCACCATCCGAACCGCGCGCCGTTCTTCTTAAAGACGATCATATCGTTTTCAAGTGTCAGAGTGATGGCGCTATCGCTGGCTCCCAGCTTGATGTCGCCGTTGTCAAAGCTGATATATTTATAGATTTCTGTGAGCTGAGCGCGGGCTTCCGCGTCGTTCGCATCGACCGTAGCTTTCAAGCTCTCAAACTCAAACAGGAATTGATCCGCGAATTGGCTCATGCTGGAAGAGACCGCCTCGGTCAATTGATCGTTCGTGGTGTAAGCCTGCGAGACTTCCTGCTTGATGGTTTCGCTTGTCTGTTCGATCAATGAGACCAACGATCGTTCGGTTTCGTTCACCACGTTGGCGATGTTCAGCTGGTAGTCCGCCGTTATCTGCGTAGATACCCGCTGCAGCTCGGAGAGGTTTTGGCTGTCTCCTGCCACGTCCGCACTGGTCAGTGTGCGGATCTCTTTGCCCAGCGTGATCCGGCTGTTGGCAGGGTTGAGCAGGTCCTCCGTGCGCTCTGTCAGCAGGAAGTCCTCATCCACGCCGTGGGGCGTAGACTTCACCCGGATATTGTCTCCGACCTGGTAGCTGTCGATGTCCTCTTGCAAGCACGACAGGTCCAGCGCTGTCAAGTTCAGCGACGTGATGATGTAGCGGTTTGACGCCAGCCACTCCTGCGCCTTGCGTAACAGGTTGGTGGGGTTTGTTACGTCATCCCAGACCACCGGCTTTATAATAAAGCCCCGAAGCGCTCTGGCCTCCTCATCCACGATGTAGTCCTTGCCATTGTTGACGCTCTCGATGGTGACCCTTCCGGCGCTGCCGAACTGCGCGCCATACGGAAGAACGGCGGTCGCCAGGTTTGTGTTGGCTCCGCTGCTGGAGAAGTCCAGAAGGTTCTCGCCGAACTCGATGACTTGATCGCTGCGGTAGTTCAAAGAAGCGTACCAATTGATCACTCGAGCGCCGTCTGCCGGGTCTGTGGTGAAGATAAAATACCCGCCGCAGCGCTCTCGCAGTTTGTTGATTGTGTTGAGCGTGGGTTTTGCTTCCTTGCTCTCCAGTCGGATGTAGTCGTTCGGGTCCGTCACGGTTACGGTCCCGACCTTGAATTGCTTGACCGGCTCCACCTGGCTGTTATAGTCGTTGACCACCTCAGCGAAAATAGCGGCGGGTTCATCCTGATAAAGATACGGCCGAGAGACCGCATCTTGGAAGAAACAAAGCTCGCCCTCGCAAAGCACCGTTCGAACGTTGTAAAAGTCAGTCGTCGGATAAAGCGCGCGCCCTCTGAATTTCAGAAGCTCGTCGCGATATATTTCCACGATGGTCTTGTAGCTGGTAAACAGGGAATACGCGGGATGCCTGGGAGGCATGACGAATTCCGCCGTGCCTCCTTTGTTCAGTCCCGTGGTGACTTCCAGCTTTTGGAGGTCGTAATCTTCCAAGCGGCTGTCATACGCCAGCACGCCGTCCGCGAAAATCTGGATCATCGAAGCACCGCCTCTCTATACGTGACGACCAGCGTCCCATCCCCGCTAAAAGTCACAACATGATCGCCGGGGGTGAGTAGCAAAACGGGCCATTGATAACTGGCATCATCGGTCAATGCGATGGATGCCGTGCCGTATTTCAACAAGATATCTCCGGTCACGGTCAACACGGGCACCAACGCCTTGCGTCCTCTGTTAGACAAGACCGCGGTCTTCTCCTCCTCCGAAGCCTTCAAGGTGTACATAGTTTCCTGTGCTTTGTAGAGCCACGGTTCGACGGTAGCGGTCAGCGTCACGGAAGAATGAGCGGGCCGGTTAAAGTCCACCTCGACATGAACGCGCCCGATCAAGTAATAATCTGGGTGATCCGGGTGAACAATTTGCCACTCCAGCCCGTCTAGTTGATTGACCAGCTCCCCGATCAATGCAGTGCGCTCGGTTCGTGTACCTTCGGAGCACTCCAACGTGGCTGTCAACGTGCGCGTGTTGTATCGCGGCAGCCCGCTGGTGTTAACGGTGGAGAGGTCCCACGCTCCGTCGCCTCCGTTCTTGTCGATGTATTTCGTTTTTTGCTCCGGGTCGGACAAGTTACAGCTTGCAAGCGTCCAGCCGTGCGCGGCGGTATTGTACGCCCCGATGTGTAGTGTTCGTTTTTCCACTTATACGGCCCCCCTTTCGACCAGCACGCGGCGCTGTCCCAGCGCGCTGTTCATGGTGTTGGCGGTTGCCCCGACCAATTTGTCGCCGTTGATCATGAGCACTTGTCCTTTTTCTATTGCCGCCAATATGCTGTCCAGCTTAGACAGCATCCCGCCTTCCGCAGCGGAGACGGTCTCCGGAGCCGCGAAGGTGTTTTGCAAACGGCGTTCCAGCGTCAAGCCGTTCAAGCTCTCAGCTTCTCCCAGCATATCGTTGGACAGTTGCTGCATAGCTTTGAGTGGGTCGTCTGCGTTTTCCTCTATACCGACCGCCATGCCTTCGACCAGCATCTTGCCGACCTGATCGCGGAACACGCGCGACGGTGATTTGATACCAAAAAAGCTTTTAATTCCGCCAAGGATAGAATCGCCAAAGCTTGCGAGCTTGTCTGTGATCCAGCTGGTCATATCCTTAATGCCGTTCCAAAGTCCTTTAATCAAGTCCTTGCCGATCTGGGCCACGTTTTTCACGCCTTGGCCCAGTCCCTTAACGATTGCCGCGATGATAGTCGGCATCTGCTTTATCAGCTCCACCACAATCTTTGGAATAGCTTCCAAAATGCCGAAAAACAACTTGATCGCCGCATTTATCAGCAAGGGTAGGTTCTTCAAAAGCGTGCTGATTATGGTGCTAATAATGGTCGGCAACTGCTGAATCAATGGCGGGATGATTTTTGGGATGGCCTGAACGATAGCCAGCAGCAGGGTCACGGCCGCGTCAAGGAGCACCGGGATGGCTTCGATCACCGCGCTGATGATGGTGTCGATTATCACAGGCAGTGCCGGGACCAAAGCGCCAAGGAGCACCGGGATGGCGTCCAGGATCGCAAAGAGAAGCTCGATGGCTGCGTTCAAGAGCACCGGGATGGCATCGGTCAAAGCGTCTAAAATAGTATTAATTATAGACGGCAGCGCCGGGATGAGCGCGTTTATAATTACCGGGATAGCATCCACGATGGCGGTCAGTAGAGTGATGCAAGCGTCCAGGAGAACCGGGACGAACGACACCAGCCCAGTGGTCAGCGTTTCGATTAGCATCGGCAGCGTCTCGGTGATAAGTGCCACGATCTGAGGCACCAGCTGTTCCACCAATGTGCTCAACATACCGGCCAACGTCTCGACCACCACAGGCACATATGTGATGAGCATATCCACCAGCGACGTGATCAGTGCCGGCAGCGTCTCGGAAAACAAAGCCAAGAACGCCGGCAAAGCCTGAGTAAGTATGGTCATAAGTATGACCGGCAACTGTTCGACCAAGGTCTGCAGCATAGCGGGGAGCGACAACATGATGCCGTCCACAACGGCCACCAACGCGTCTATAATAGCCGGGATGCTGTTGACAAGTTGACCCACCAAACCGACGACAGCGGTCACGATAGCAGGCAGCAGCGCAGGCAGATAAGCCGCCAGTGCGTTCACGGCCTGGACGGCCACGTCGATGAGCGTTCCTGCTATGTCCGGGAGACTGTGCAGCAACGTGGTGGTCAATGTCGTGATGAGGCTCATCGCCACTTCTGCCACAGCCGGGACCAGCTCGGTGACTTTGTTGAGGAGCTGAGAGATGAGACCAGACAGCCCTTCGCCCAGATTTGCCGCGGCGCCTTCGTCGCCGTTCAACATACCCCGGAAGGCTCCGGTCACCTCCTTAACGCCCGGCACCAGGTCGGACAGGAGAGAAGCGCCCAGGAGCTTGATGTCGGTCAATAAAGGCTCAACGGCCCCGCCGACTTCTGCCATAGAAGAAGCCCATGCTTCGTTTGCTTCGTTAGCGCGGATGACCTCCGCGTTGGTTTCGCGGTATTTGTCCGCCGCGCCGGAGTATAGGCCGCTCAGCGTCTCCATGATAAGGGTCTGCCGCTCCTGCTCGGAGTTGCAAGCCGCCAGGCTCATGTTGAACTTGTCCTCATTCACGCCCGCCCAGTTGAGGGCGTCAGCCAAGGGGCCAGTGACGGCGCCGACCTTGGCTGTCTCATTCGCGGCTTCGGTCAACCCCTCGATGGGGAGGCTTGCGCCGAAGGTGGCATACACGCCGGTGCAGATGTCTGTCCACTTCTCCAGATCCTTCTCGTTGTCGGTCAGCTTCGCCAGGTGGTTGGCTGCCTCCACGGCCTGGTCGGTTTCACCCAGGACACCCTGCAGTTCTTTGTATGTTTTCGTTGCTGCTTCGGAGCTGTGGCCGTTTGTCGTGAACGCGGTGTCCAGCTTGCCCATCTCGGTGCGATATTCTCTGGACGCCTCCGCGCTTGCGACAAGTGCGCCGACCGTAGCGGTGACGGCTGCACCGACAGCGGCGAAGCCTTTGGCCGCTATTCCGCCGACCTTTTTGACTTTATCGCCAAAGCTGGAAGCCTGGTCGCCTGCTTTGTCCAGGTCCTTCCCGGTGTCTTTGGCTTCGTCTCCGAGCTTGTCTACGTCTTTTCCTGCGTCCTTGTTTTTCTTGCCCAGCTTCTTGATCTCGTTCGCGGTTTCTTTCGCGCCTTTCTCGTAGCCGATCAATTTTTTCTCGGTTTCGATGATCTCACGCCGCAGGGCTCGTACCTGCTCCTCGGAGACCTCCCCGCGTTCGAACTGTTTTTGGACCTGCTTCTCTGCCTCTTGCAGGGTCTCCAGCTTCTTGGCGGTATTGCTCACCGCCTCCGCCAAGACTTTCTGCTTCTGGGCCAGGAGGTCCGCGTTGCCGGGGTCTAGCTTTAACAGCTTGTTGATCTGCCCCAATTCGCTGGACAGATCCCGGCTCTTTTTCTCGACGTCTGCTAAGGCTTTGCCCAGCTTTGTGGTGTCGCCGCCGATTTCGACGGTCAAGCCCTTGATGGTATTTTTAGCCATTCGCCGGCGCCTCCTTTCCTCCGAACTTTCGCCGGAGCGCCGTGCGGTCCGGCTCGGTCTGTTCCATTCTCCATGCGTTTCGCAGGTACTCTCGCCCTTCCTCGCTGCCGTTCAACTTTGTGATAAATGCATCCCGGCGGTAGGTCAGGTACTCGACATAATTCAGTTTCTGAATTTGATGAAAGTTCAGACCGGTATACCCCGCGACCAAGTTCTTGTACCAAGTGGCGGAGTTGTATTGATGACCCCCCGTACTGTCCGGCATCGGATAGTAGGGGAGTTTCAGTTTTTTGCGTCCTGCATCTCCTTAATAAACTCCATATAACCGGCCGCGAAGCGGAACACGTCAAGCAAAGACATCTTGTATTTGTCGCGCAACTCCTCAGCGGTAAAGGAGAAGCCATCCTCGTTGCAGTTCATAAGATCCGCGATGAGTTCATAAACGGCACGGATGGTCTTGCCGTCTTTGGTTTTTGCCACTTCCTGAAGCTCCGGTGTGGCTGCGATCAAACGATCCACCAACTCCGCCGTGGGAGTAGAAAGATTGACGATCGTCTGTGCTGCGTCCTTCAATCTCACCGGCCATGTGGGTTGTTGAAGGGCGTTAAAATCAAGCATTTTCATGCGTTATTTCCTCCTTTAGATAAAGAAGCGGGAGGTATTGATATAAGCCCCCCGCTTAATTGATTAAGCTGCCGGAATCTCTTCCACCAAAGTGATGAGCGTGCCGTTCTCGTCCTGAGGCAGTGCCTTGAACTCAGGTTCGATGACCGTGCCGGCGTCTGCGGCAAAAGTGAGCGTAAAGCCCGCAGTATTACGGCCTCTGATAAGCACCCAAAGATTGCCGTCCTTTTTGTCTTCGTGGAGGAAACAGATGACCCATTCTTTGCCCTGGCTATTGCCGGCGCCACCGATGTGGATGGTTCTGAGGCCGTTCTCCTCGGTAACGGTGCAACGATCCGCGAGGTGCTTCAAGGTGGTGCCGTTCCAAGTGAGAAGGCCAAGCTTAATGAGCGCCTCCTCCGATGTGGTGATTACCTTGGAGACGTAGCCGAGATCGTCTTTCTCCTCGTATGTTTCCTCCGTGTAAGAAAGCTCCGCGCCTCCTTTGATATAGCCCAGAAGGTTGTCAGCCTTGCAAATGTCGGTGTGAGAAAGCATAGCGTCTCCGGTGTACTCAGCAATATAAGCCTTACCGGAGCCAAGCGTAATATTTTCCTTACTTCTCTTAGGCATGTTTTTGATTCTCCTTTATATTTTTTCGATATATGAAAACTCATATATTACTTGATACCGGCGCACGTCTTGCAGCCAATATCGTGATTGTTTTGACCATCGAACTCCGCGGACGTTGAGTTCAACTTCGAGCTTTTTCTCAACTTCAGGATCGGATTCTTTTTCGTATAATTCGACGGTATAATCGTGCGTGAAAATTCGATTGGTTCCATCCGGGCCGTCTGCGCTTACGTCGTCAAAATACACGGCATAAGTTTTCGCGTTTTCGGGTGATCGGATGAACTGCGTCTCGCGAAAAGGAACGCCAAGCGCGGTCAATATTTCATCGATCATTTTTGAGCGCCTCCTTCACGCTGTTCTCGTATTCAGGCAATATTTCATCAAGCGAATCTTGCAAAAACGAATCGCCCGGTACACGACCGCCGGTTGATTTCGCGTGCCCGTGAACAAGCAAATGCGTCAAGCGGTAATACGGCGCTTTGACGTACCAAACAAAACTTTTTGTGCCGGTCGGCGAAACGATCGCCTTGCTCGATATGTGCTTCTTAAAGGTCCCTGTATCAACCGGAGCGCGTTCTTTGGTTCGTTTGACGAGCATCTTGATCGCGGCTTCGCCGGCGTTGTCGACGCGCTCGATCACGTTTTTGTGATATGTCGTCAATTCTGTCTCGATCGCTTTATTGAGCTCGGCGGGCTTGATGATTCTACTCATCGACGCCCACCTCCTCAGCGGAAGCGCGTTGCACCACCAATTCCAGCTCCTGCCCGGTTCGATAAGTGCGAATCACGCGGTACCATACGAAATCGAAGACGCACAAATACTCGTCTTCATATTCCAAATAATCCGCGAGCACGAATTTGAGCTCAGGTCGAAAATTGGTAGCTTGCGCCTGATAAAATTCTGTCCGCCCGATGCTGTCGAGACGACAAAACACATCGCGACGCGTTTCACTGATCACGGTGTACCCGTCATCGGCGAACGTGCGCTTGATGAGCGTCAGAATTTCATTCATCGTCGGCATCCTCCCAACCATAACCTTCGGCGTCTTTGAGACAGTCTCTCAATTCGTTGTAGCGTTTTTTATATTCCGCTGATTTCACCACGTCGTCTGTGTAAAGCGATTTGCAATACAGTTTGATCGCGTTGAAAATAAGCGCATCGTCTTCGTCTTTGTAAATGATGCCGTGCACTCGCAAATCAGCCAAACAAGCGTCCACGTCTGTTTCGATGTCGTCGTTCAACTTGTCGTGCGCTATGCGGATGCTTTGTTTTAACTTGATAAGCGTATACGCGTTCATTTGCACACTCCTTCTTGATTTTCAAGCGAGGCGATTAAGCCCCGCTTATAGTGTTTAAGCTTCTACGGTGTACTTGATGAAGCCGTTCTTGACGGTTACGCCAGAACCGAGTTCAACGTCGCCGCGGATTGCATCCATGAGCTTGTCGAACGCGAAATCTTCGGAGACCTTAACCTCGTAATCCGAGAACAGATCGAGCTCAAGAGCCTGAGGATCGCCGTAAAACATCTCGCCGGTGGTGAGGTTGCTGTTGATGCAATAACGAACGGAAAGACCACCCTCGCGAATCACGCCGGTGTTGCCAGATGCGTCGGGAGTGATTTCGTAAAGAGCCTTCTTTTCGTTGGTTCCGCGAACATCACCGAACGCCATGAGGTCGGCCTTGGTGAGGAAGAGCATCGCGCCGCCCATGGTGGACTCGTCGTTGCCGTAGCTGAGAGCGATGGTGCGAAGAGTCTTCGCATCGATAGCCGCACCGGGTACAGCCTTAACGAGATCGGATGCCTTGAGCGCTGCGGTAACAACCTGTGCCGCCTTACGACGAAGCGCGAACATCGCCTGCTCTCTTACTTTGGAAGCATACTGAAGCGTGGTCTGCTTCTTAGCCTGCTTGGAAATGAAATCGAGCACGGCAACGGATTCGGGAGTGATGGTCACAAAACCGAACTTCGCGAGCGATGCGATTGCAGCAGCCTCGCCCTCAGTCTGATTTGCAGCAGCTGCTGCGTCTTCGTCGACGTATGCGATCTTATGGCTGCCCATGCCGACGCAGTTCACGATCTTAACAAGATCGATGATGCTGGAAACTTTCGCGCCGGGAAGGTCGTTGATGCCGTCAACCTTGGTAGGCTGTACGAGCTGACCGGATGCGACGGTGAGCGCACGCGCCTGATCAGCATCGATGGTCATTCTGTTGTTCTTTACGAAGTCGTTTGCTGCTCTCTCCTCGTCGGATACCTTCGCGGGAGCTGCCACATGAGTGCCTGCACCAGTTGCGATGCTCTGACGAAGTGCCTTGCGTGCTTCGATTTCGTCCTTGAGATTCTTCATCTCATCGAGAAGCGAACGAGACTCGTTCTCGAGGTTGGTGAGATCCTCACCGGATGCAGTGTCGATTGCTGCATCGATTTCGGCAAGTCTTGCCTGAATTTCTGTGATTCTGTCCATTTTAATTTCCTCCTAAAGAAATGTTTATTTTTGCGCGCATTTTCCTGCGTCGCTCGTCAAGCTCTGCTTCTCTCCGAGCTGCCTGGGCGATCTCTCCGTCGACCCACGCGCGAGCATTGATTTCGGTGTTGTCGTTCGCGGGAATGCTTACTCCCGAAACGTCGTAAATTTTGGCGACTGTACGGTGGACGATCGTGCGACTTGTTGCGTCGTAATAATAATCTCCCAAACGGAATCGCCAACTCATTTTCGTGATCATGCCAGCTTTTACGTCGCCGTAATGATCGCGAGCGGCTTCTGTCTTGCTGAGGTCAGCCGCAAAAAACAGACCTTCGTCGTCAGGTTCAACGATCAAAGTGCCGTTGCCAGTACGCGCAAAAACGCGACCAGCGTGGTCGTATTGATAAATGATGTCGCTCATATCACACGCATCGAAACATCCACGCTCGAAACGCTCATACACGGGCTGATCGTCTGCATCGTAATAAAGCACATAAGGCTCATATCGAGCAGCGTAGCCGTCAACGTAATGATCGGAATCGAGACGTTTGGTTTCATGTGCCGACGAAAAAACCGTCAACGCGCGAACCTGAGCCGCATCCTTAAACTTGATTTTGCTGTCCGGTGTCATCGTTTGTTTTGTCCTCCTCCTTTTCAGGATTCTGTTGCTTTTTACTTGCGTTCAGCTCGTTCTGCGCTGTCGTCAATTGTTCTTGCAACGCCGCAACTTGATCGAGCTGACTGATTTCGGTATATTCTTTTCGGATGTATCGCTTGTCTCCGTCTTCAACGTGCGGCAACTGCCAAATGTCCATGATCATGTTGAGCGAAAGCACACCACGATCGAACAATTGACTGCTGACTTGCAGCTTGTCCTGATTGGTCATGTACTGCAAACGATTCGCGCTCCACACGATCGCGTTGTTGCGTTTGCGTTCGTTTTGCGTGTAAGTCATGACCGTCATCGCCTGCGAAAGCTGAATGGCGAAAGGCTCGACCTTGCCTTCGTAATAAGCGCTCCAATCATCACCAACGGCTTTATTCTGCAAGATGTTTTCGTTGCTGCCGAAATACGTGAAAACACGATTCTCGATGAGCTTCATCTGTTCGGGGTCAACGATTTTAGCTGTCGATTGAATTTGCTGGATGTTTGTGTACGTGTTTGGGAACAATGCCAAACCGCCTGCATCCGAGCCGAGATTGTTTTCAACCCAATCTTTGCGCTCTTTCTCCAAGTCTTTTCCCTTGGTGAAATTGCTCATCGTCGCCATGAATCGGAAGCTTGCGCTGTTTTTAATGCCTTCCGCGATACCTTGATTCTGCGTCGCGAGCAATTGAAGCGTGGGCTCGAGTGCGCTGTTGTCTTCGCCAACGATGTCGTTATTGTAAAGATACTTGCTGATCACGCCGACGCGCGAAAGCTCGATCGCGGCTTTTTCGTTATTGCCGAACGTGTAAACGAGATAAGGTTCGCCGTGTAGTTCCTTGATTTCGGTCAAACTCGGGTTGATCGGGTAATAACCGACCAAACGATCGAACTCGTCAAGGATCGGAGCAATATAACAAGTATTTTTCGCGTCGTATATCGTCGCCGCTTTATAGACGAACTGCGCCGCGGTCATGAACGGATTGGGTTTGCCGTCGAGCATCGCCTGAATGCCTCGACCGTCTGGGCCTGCCACTTGCGGCATCAATTTGCTGCAGTGATTGGCGAAAGTATGAATGCACGCTCGCGTCAATTCCATCTCGTAAACTCCGCCATCATACGTGGTAAAGCTGGGCGTGTACCCATCGAGCATGGCAAAAAATTGACTGAGATCATTCTTTAATTTGAATTTTCCAAAGAGCTTCTGAAACGCTCCCATTATTGCCTCCTATGCTATATTCTTTAGCTGCTCGCCGATCTGGTCATACCACTTCTGGCGAACGGTCAACGCGTCCACGACGGCAACAAAACCGTCGATGTGACAACGTTGATCAATCTTGACCGGACGAATTTTTCGCGTCTCCTCGTTTTGCTTCATGCCGACGTTAAGAAAATGAGCCATGAGCACGTTGTTGTCGCCGAGCAGTAGCGTCTTGTCGCGCAACAAGCCATCGCACTCGTGGATCACGGGCGTCAAATTCTCGCCCTGGTAAACGTCGTCCATGTGGAAGCCATAACCTTCCATCTGCTGGACCAAATATTGAGCTGTGTATCGGTCATAGCCCACTTGAAGCGGGAGGATTTCGTATTCTTCGACCAGCATTTTGAACCATTCAAAGCAGTCTTGGTACTGCACATAATTCTCGCCGCTCGGTTGAATCAGGCCTTGATTGACGTATAACCTATACGGCACGCCTTCGCGCTCTTGCAATTCGTCGATCTTGTTCTCAGGCATGAAGAACTTTACGAACGTGTGTAGCTTGCCAGCTTTTTCGATCAATACGCAGCAGGCGGTCAAGTCGGTCGTCTGTGACAGGTCTATGCCTCCTACGCAGTAGGACGATCTAAACGCGTCTAGCGTGTATCGTTCACCGGTCACTGCATCGACCACGTCGTACGGCAGCCACGCCTGCGTGCTGCTTTGCTTGATGTTGCAATACTTGGTCATGAACTCGGCGCGCTTGCTTCGACTGTTTCGCGCGATTTCGATTTCTTCCAAGAAGAAGTCGACCGTCACGCTGACGCCCATGTTCGGATTTGCCTTTTTGAGCTCTTCGATGTCGTCCCATTTCTTTACATCGTCGATCATGTAAATGATCGGGAGCAGACGACGTTCGGCGCTGCTGCCGTTTAACACTGCAGTGGACCGAAGCATGAGCTCATCATACGGCCCATCGTTCACGTAACCGGCCGTACTGATCGACAAAATCATCGGCTGCTTACGCGCACCTAACGCGGACTTCATGACTTCGTATTGTTTTAAACCTTGCTCCGCAGGCCAGCTGGCGATTTCGTCGCAGACAGTCATATGCGGGTTAAATCCATCAGACTTTTTTGCATTGAACGCCAAAGGCTTGACGGAGCAATTAGTTTCTTCGAGATATATATCCGATCGACGCTTTTGAGCCAAATTCATAAGCTCCGGCTCGCGCGCGATCATTTTGTGGAAATTGTCGTAAACGATTGCCGCTTGTTCCAACTTAGGAGCAAGGCAATAAATTTTCGCGCCGTACTCGCCATCGAGATAAGTCATATACGCGATACAAGCCGACGCGAACAAGCTCTTGCCGTTTTTTCGACCCATGACCAAGAACACTTCGCGAAAAATTCGCAAGCCGTTCTCGTCAACAATGCCGAACATAAGACAAACAGTTGACTTCTGCCACAATTCGAGCTTGATATAATCATCTCGACCTTCGCAGTGTCGGCAAAAGGTTTCGATGAACTCGATCGCTCGATTTGCTTTTTTCGCGTCGAAATAAAAAAGACCATCGCTCAATCCCGCGATGATCTTGTCATACAGTAGTTTTATCCATTTACCGACAACGATCTCACCGGATTGTATTTTAGAATGATATTCGTGTATGTAACTCGCGAACGGTGTCATCTGTTCATCATCGCTTCCAATCTGCTTTTCTTTTGCGCCGGAGGCACAATTTCGAGCAATTGTTTCACGATGGCGTTGAGATTTTTTGTGAGGCTGATATGCACATCAGCCGCCGCAGCTTTTTTCAAGCCGCTTTGATTTTCGCCGTTTTGATAAGTTTCTACCCAGCCCGACGCGTTGAGCTGTTCCTCCAAATCTTCCAAACTGATCGTGATGAAAGCGGCGCGATCAATGAGCGATTGGCATGTTTGAAGTTTATTAGCGTCCAAACCTTCGAAAAGGCTCAAAAGTCGTTTCTTTTCTCGGGCGATACGCGTTTCTTTTTTTAATTTCGCCATATCTACACCCCTTTCACGTGTTTGTGGGAAGAAAATTAAAG